ATATGGCTAATAATCATCCAACAGATGCTTACCCATCGGGTTTCAAAGGTTTTGTAAATAACTCAAACTTTGGTAGTAGTACTATAGGTTCTGTTATGTATAAAACAGAATACTACAACGCTGGTGATACTACAGGATATAATTCTGATGGTTCATCAATAACAACTTCAGGTGATAAAGTTAGAAAAGTATGTTTAGGTTTCTCAACTCAAACAGGATATGATGATGATTTATTAAAATATAAAGGTAAAGCTGCGGCCGATACGACTAAAGGTTTCCACTTATCAACAAATGCATCAACAATCACAGGTACAACATTCTTAACTACACCTTATAATTTAGAAGGACAAACAGGAGCGAATAACTTCTTAACCAATATCAACTATCGTAAATTTACATTCGCATTGTGTGGAGGTTTTGATGGTTGGGATATCTACAGAAATGTAAGAACTTATGGGGACAATTATATCTTCGGTAAGAAAACTTATGTTTCAGGAAATACAAATAATGGTGGAGTATTCAGTACAACAGCAGGAAATAGTGACTACTATTCATACATTAAAGGTATCGATACTTTTGGTAACCCTGAAGCGGTTGATATCAACATATTCGCAACACCGGGTATTAACTTCTACGACCATAGTTCATTAACATCTTACTCAATCGATATGGTTGAAGGAGATAGAGCGGATTCACTTTATATAATTGGTTCACCTAATTATAGTACAGTTGATGAGGTAGTAGGAGCATTGGATGGTGTAGCAATGGATACAAACTATTCAGCTACTTACTTCCCTTGGATTCAAATTAGAGATGTGGATAACGCAACTCAACTTTATATTCCACCTACAGGTGAGGTAGTGAGAAATATCGCATTGACGGATAATGTTTCTTTCCCTTGGTTCGCAGTTGCTGGTTATTCAAGAGGTTTGGTTAAATCAATTAAAGCGGTTAAGAAATTAACACTTGATGAAAGAGATGAACTTTACAAAAATAGAATTAATCCAATTGCAACATTCTCTGATACTGGTACAATTATTTGGGGTAATAAAACTCTTCAAGTAAGGGAATCAGCACTTGATAGAATCAACGTAAGAAGATTATTATTGAGAGCAAGAAAATTAATTTCAGCAGTTGCGGTTAGATTGATATTTGAACAAAATGACGAACTTGTTCGTAATGAGTTCTTGAGATTGGTTAACCCAATATTAGATGCAATTAAGAGAGAAAGAGGTCTTTATGATTTCCGTGTAACGGTTTCTAGTGACCCAGCTGATATAGATGCAAATACATTGAGAGGTAAAATATTTATCAAACCTACTCGTTCACTTGAATTTATTGATGTTGAGTTCATAATAACACCAACAGGAGCTTCATTTGATAATATTTAATAAAATAAAAAGGGAAGGTGTAAAAACCTTCCCAACTTATATGTTCCACGGGGAACAAAAAAAGTATAAAAAATATAAAATTATAATACCCAGTATTTATGCTCCAGTATACTAGAACTAGTATTTTATTATCTAGTAATCTTTTAACTAGTTTTAATAATCTAGTTAATTTATTTCTAGTAACCAGTACTAGTATAGTGAAAAAATACGAAAAATTTTTGACATTGTCAAGTATTTCGTAAAAAAAAATTATTTTTCAATAGTTGTATATTTATAGGTAAGGTAAATAAAAAAAAATTAAAAACAAAATATAGACATGGCAGATTTATTAATGAAAATGCCGGTTCCATACGAACCGAAAAGAGTTAACCGTTTCATACTTAGATTCCCTTCTTCATTGGGTATCAACGAATGGTATGTGGCATCAACGGCTAGACCAAGTGCAAAAATCAATTCAGTAGCAATACCATTCATCAATACATCAACTTATGTTGCTGGTAGATTCGAATGGAATGAACTAAGAGTAACATTTAAAGACCCAATTGGACCTTCAGCGTCACAAGCGTTGATGGAATGGTTCCGTTTACATGCGGAGTCTGTAACAGGTCGTATGGGTTACGCTGCTGGTTATAAGAAAGACATTGAATTGGAAATGTTAGACCCAACGGGTGTTGTTGTTGAGAAATGGATTCTTCAAGGTACATTCTTAACTGACTTGAACTTCAACGAACTTGATTATTCAAGAGATGACATTGCAACTATCACAGCGTCTTTACGTATGGATAGATGTATTCAAGTTTACTAATTTTATTATCAGTATTTTAAGTTTTTTACCAAAATACAAATGTCTATTTATATTATTAAGGGTCTTCCATATGGAAGACCTTTACTTTTATATTGAAGTTTCGTAAATTGATATAGTTATAATTAAAACAAATTTATGGAAGAATATAGAATTGACCCCACGATACAATATGATGTTGTGGAACTACCTTCAAGAGGTATTCATTATGCGAATAAGAAGAAATCACTTAGAGTAGGTTATCTAACCGCTTCAGATGAAAACATTCTTTCCGCTCAGAATTTAATTCAAAATAATACTGTAATAGATGAACTTCTAAAAAGAAAAATTTTAGATAGGGATTTTATTGTTGACGAAATTTCGGATGAAGATAAACAGGCGGTTTTAATATTTTTAAGAAGTACGGCTTTCGGTCCTGAATATACGTTCTATCTTAATGATACAAAAACAGATAAAGAATTTACTGCCGTTGTTGATTTAAGTGAAATATCGTTTAGAGAATTTAAACTTGAACCGGACGCAAACGGAGAATTTCAATATGTTATGCCAAAATCAAACATTGAAATTACATTTAAATTCTTAACCCCAAAACAACAAAAAGAAATTGATGAAATTGAAAAAAGTTGGAATGGAGTTGGTGTACCACCAATTGTAACAAAACAACTTGAAATGATGATTAAATCCGTGGCTGGTAATAAAGATATGATGAACATTAGAAACTTCATTGAAAAATTACCAATCAAAGATTCACAAGATTTCAGAAAATTTATTAAAGAAAACAAACCAAGTTTAGACCTAAAAAGAGAAGTAACCACCCCGTCAGGAGACAAAACCCAAGTTGAAATTGGGTTCGGGGTGGAGTTTTTTCGCCCTTTCTACGGATTATAAAAAAGGTCAATTAGACGAAATTTTATTCTTAGTAAAAAGAGGATTCTCTTATGGGGATATTATGGGTATGCCTGTCTATATTAGAAGGTATTATATAAACTATCTTATTGAGATAGAAAATAAAACTTAATCTATTTATATGTATGGCAAGTGTTAATTATTCAGAAATTGCGTCTAATTTTAGTGACCCCAAAAAAGGTTTTATACAATTAGAGAAAGTATTAGGTAGAGTTCCAACTTTAGACGAATCTGCTAGTCTTACCGCTGCGTATACAAATTTAAAATCATCAAATACAACTGACACAAAAAATAGTGGTGTAATAGATAAAATGTCCACTATTCAAAATTTTAGTTCTTCGGTAAAAAGTTATACCACAGGAGGTTCTAGAATTGAACCATCTACGGTAATAGAAACAGTTTCGGATGTTGTTAAAGGATTTTTTAGTGAAAAGGGTTATATTGCTGGGGGTGTTAAAAATATAATAGAGAAATCATTTAATGTAATATTGGAGGGAACAAATGATATATTAAAGGAACAGGTAAAATTACACAATGATGTAAATTCCGCTCTTAGTATATCGGGTGATATGTCACAAGCTCTAAGGGATAATATTAGAGATACTATTCAACCTGCCGCAGCATTTGGGTATGAATTAGAAGATGTTTCAAATACCGTAATTAAAATGATGACGGATACCGGAAGGTTATCAACATTTAGTTCTGAAGTAATGGGTAAATTACCATCTGTTTCAAGAGCGTTCGTTGAGGATATGGGAACATTAGGTAGTTATTTCAGACAATATGAATTGGTTGGTATATCCGCCGAAAATACATTAGGTTCAATTGAAAAAGGAGGAGAATCATCATTAAGATTAGGATTAAACGCTAGAAAAGTGGTTAAAGAAACCGCAGATAATATTGGTAGAATTAATGAATTTGGATTCTCTAAAGGTGTTGAAGGTTTAAATCGAATGGTTCAAAAATCAGTTGAGTTTAGAATGAACATGTCTGATATTTTTAAAATTGCCGAAGATGTTTTTGACCCAGATAAAGCAATAAATTTATCGGCCAATTTACAAGCAATCGGAGGTGCAATTGGAGATTTCAATGACCCATTAAAACTTATGTATATGGCAACAAATAATGTTGAGGGATTACAAGATGCTTTAATTGGTGTTGCAGGTTCGTTAGCCACATATAATAAAGAACAAGGTAAATTTGAACTTACGGGCGTAAATTTAAGAAAAGTTAGAGCATTAGCGGGTGAACTTGGTATGGATTTTAAAGATTTAGGTAAAATCGCAATTGCTTCAGCTGAAAGGTCAGCAGCTGCAACTGAATTAATGGCTAGAGGTTTAGATTTAAAACCAGAACAAAAAGAATTTTTAACCAACATTTCTAGAATGAAAGGTGGAAGAATGGTAATTGATGTATCAAACATGTCAGACCAATTCCAAGGATTAAAAGAAATTGCGTTAGGTGATTTAACTGAAAATCAAAAAAAGATATTATTGGAAAATCAGGAGACATTCAAAAAAATGTCGACAGAGGATATTGCAAAGGCCCAATATACTGAAACACAAAAAATGGCACTAAATATTGCTGAGATTAATGCCATGTTAAAAATACAAATTGCTAAAGTGGTAAATCCATCTTTAAGGGGAGTTGACAATCAGATTGCTAAAGCAAATGATATTATAAGTCAAGCTTTAAAAGGAAAAGGTGAGGGGGGAAAAGAAGTTGAAAGAATAAAATCGAAAGCTAAAGAAATAGGAGATGAATATCTTCAAAAAGGAAAACCCAAAAAACAAGAAGCAACTAAAGTTGATGTCTCAAAAAAAGAAGATAAAAAGGAAGAAAAAGGTAGTAACACAGATGATAGAGTCTCCAAGGTAGAAATGACAATTATAAATAATGTCAATAAAGATAAAATGGCTACTGAACTAGAAAATTCACCGATGTTTGCAAAAAATATTATGGACACTCTCAATAAAAGAGAATATACAAATATTGGATAATAAAATTAAAAAAACATCTATTTATAAAGTAAAACATAAATGCCAACTTATTTAGATTTTGATACCAGTAGGAACAAATCGGGAATACCCGACTCCAAGGACGGTTTTAGAGATTACTTAATCGCTAGAACTCTTAATGTACCTAATGGACCTCAGACTTTTACTAGTGCGAACTATGCGGTACAAACATTAAGAGAAATGCCGAACATAGACCCTGGTGATGTAAAAACATATTGGACCAGAGACTATGGAGTTGCTGTAGATGCTAATTTATATACACATCCACTTGGTCAATTTGAGGAGTATATCGATACATCCTTACCATTACTTAGATTTTTAAATAATGGACAAGCGAGAATCAACGGTTATCCTAATTCATTTGTAAAAGTTGAAACAAATTTAATTAGTATAATGACAGGACAAAACTTTGATAATGATTCAAGGTTAATGAAATTTGCTACGAATAATATTCGCGACAATAAACAAGGACCCGTTTTTTCAAGAATACAAAGTAATTTAGAAGCAGCAACGATTGGTAGAGTTAGAATAATTGATGCATTAAATGGTAATACTTCAACCGCTTTAAATTTAATAACAGGTAGAGAACCTTTAATTGAATTTAATAATAGAATTACAGTATCCTCAACCTTATTAGGTAAGGGTATTGATTTTTTACAAACTGTCGCTGGAACACAATTACCTTTTAGTGAAATACCAGGTGATTATTTAACAAACCCAAGAAACCCAATAGAAAATAGACCCGAAGCGAGAACACAAGCGGGCGCTATCTTACAAGATATTACGGGAGCAATTGGCTCAATGGTCGGAATACAAAGAAGACCAAAACCGGGAAGAAAACCTTCCGATTTGTTTATTGAACATATGGGTCAAGGACCCAAACAAGCATTATTTGATTTATTAACATATTCAAAATATGCACCAAACTACACAACAACCGCTAGGTCACAACAATCATCTAAAATATTTCAATTTGCAGATAGAATAGGTCAAGGAATTAAAGACTTATTAGGTCTTGAAGCACCAAAGGGTCAAGCTTACATGGGTGACGATAGAAGTAATGATGTTAAACTTACAATGTCCGATTTTAATGACAATGTGGTTAAAAGTAGTTACTATCTTAGTTTAATGTTTGACCCTATTGCCGCTGGACTATTTGAAAGAAAAAGAAGTATTTCACAAGGTGGTCAGATTGGTGGTAAACTTACATGGATTAGTCGTAATTCTATAAATAAATTAGGAGTAAATAATGCGGAATGGAAAGATGAGGCGGGAAAATTAAACGAGTCACTTTCTACTAAATTTACGTTTAGACAAGATTCATTATTAGATAAAACACAACAACTTTTGGATTCCATGCCAAAAGGTGGTGAAGGTTCACGTACTCACGTTGGTAATGTAATTGACCAAACAAGTAGAATCTTTAGGGAAGGTGAAACTGTAATGTCAAGAGGTTCTAACATTAAGTATGTTGATAAATTTTCAGGAGAAGAAACGGGAGCCGAATATTGTAGAGTATGGACAAAAGATAGGTCATATATGAACTATTCTGATACCATGAAAAGAACAGCAAACATTAGAAAATTTGATGATAGTGTTTTAGGTGGAGATAGTAGAGTTTGGAATATAAATTATGCACCGATGTCAGACGGTAATAAAAATTTTCTAGGAGTTTCAACAAATATATTTCCAAAAGGAGATGGATTCTATGCAAAAAAATACATGTTCTCAATTGAGAACTTAGCATGGAAAACATCAAACACACCTGGATTTACTTATAATGATTTACCATATTGTGAAAGAGGTAATAACGGAGGTAGGGTTATGTGGTTTCCACCATATGATTTAAAAATTAGTGAAAATAATAGTGCAAGATGGACGGATAATACCTTCTTAGGTAGACCCGAACCAGTTTATACATATCAAGATACAAGTAGAACGGGACAGTTATCATTTAAAGTTGTTGTCGACCACCCAAGTATTTTAAACTTATTGGTTAGAGAAGAATTCAAAAACATGAGTGATGACGAAGCTGATAATTATATTGAAGCATTTTTTGCGGGATGTAAAGATTTAGATTTTTATGCTCTAATTAGAAAATATGCACATTTAGACTCTAGTGATATTTCATTGATTCTATCATTTTTAAATAATAATAAAGAACCTGATACGATATTGGAATATATGCCGGCGGTTGACAGTCTTGTTAATTTAGACCCCAATAATGGTAGCGGTAGTGGTTCTGGAAATAATGGGGGAAGTGGTGGAGCAAAAGATATTATATTAAAATATGCAAATGATATACCGGGACCAAATTTACAAACATTAGTATCACCAAAAAAATATTCTGATTTATACCAATCATATATCCCTTCAGGTTCAACTAATTATCAAGATACACTCGTCACCCTTCTACATTTTATGACGGGTAAAACCGACACTCAAATTATTAAAGAAACCGAATATATTTTTGGTTCAAAAAAAACAAATGGAGCAACACCACCTGTGGTATCATTTACAGATAGTGATGTAACTGAGCAAAAAAATTTATTAGCAAAATATTTTACGGATGCACAAACAAATTATGAAACATTTATTAAAACATTAAGTGAAATAAAAACTAATTTAAGTGGTAAGACGGCTCAAGATATAACAATAACAATTCAATCGTCATGTTCGTCGGTTGCAACTGACGATTATAATGCTAAACTTTCATTAAGAAGAAGTCACAGTATAATACAAGATGTATTTGATAAAATTAAAAACCCCACTGCGAGCACACCTCAAATAGACTGGGTTAATGATATAAAACCAGTTAATAAAAATAATTCAGATAATGATAAAGTTGTAATACCCGAATTGAGGGAAATCATACTCGGTACTGCAATCCAAGTTAAAAAAGAATATACATTTAAATCTTTAGGTTATGATTATGAAGGTAAAATAATAATTGATACTTACAATTATGGTGAAAGTTTTAACGGAAAAGGACCTGAAGAAATATGTAGAGGAAAAGAATTTATAAAAACAATAGTTAATGGAAAAAGTTTAAAAGAATATTCACCCATTGCATTTTATTGTAGACAATCTAAATTTAGTGCTGATTATAAAATAACACCAATACCCGAACAACCAAAACCAACACCAACACCTGAACCGGTAAAACCCGTAACAATAAATGTACCGGGTAGACCATCAAGAAAACCAGCAATTGACCCAA